CATACTGAATAACATTATTAGACAAACCTTGAGTTAATTGAACAATAGTTTCACTGACTCGTTGTCTTTCTGCTATATACAAATCCAATTGTTCTTGGTATCGTTCCTTTCTTAACTCCAATACACTCGCTTGTTGGGTAACAATACTGAGTTGGTCTGCGGTCGTTTGATACGCTGCAGTAAGAAACCCGTAAATACCCGCTGATGTGATTAAAATTAACACACAGGTAGCTAACATATAATAAAACCTTAACATGACCGTTAAGTCTTTCCAATGTCTGGTCAGGAATGAAGCGGTAACCAATTTACCTGCTTCTAAACTAGAAGCCATAATGACTACTGGTATAAATGCACCAGCAAACAAACTTCCCAATCCAGAAATGGAAAAGAAAGCTGCAACTGTTGCAATTACCATTGACGAAAGTAATACTAAATATTTAAACATAATTTACCTCAAAAGTGTACTATATAAATATAAAAAAATGGGGGGAAAACTTCTCCCCCCATTAAACAAAACCGTTAAGATCACCTCCTTTCGGCTTTCGTTTTTTTAAGTTATTTTATCGTAACCTTTGTTGCGACTTTGACCTCTTCCTTAATTCTGGGAATTAAGATTGTTAAAAGGCCATTGTCAAATTTAGCGCTCACCTTGTCCATTTGAACATTTTCATTAACCTGAAATGAACGCCTAAAGGAACTTCGTTTGAGTTCCCGTAAATAGTAAGTAACCTCCTTGTCTTCCTTATGTGGCGACCTGCCTGAGATTGTGAGGAGGTTTTCATCAATCTCCAATTCAATGTCGTCTTTGGTGAATCCTGCTAGCTCAGCAACAATTTCAACACAGTCGTCGTGTGAAATAACATTGACCTTTGGATAAGCACCCTTACCAGCAGAGACACCTAGTTCACCAAAATGATTCTTGAACATATCGTCAAAAATAGTGTCAAATGAGCGGATAAAGTGGTCACGCTCTTTTAAGAGTGAATTCAACTCACGATTATTGCGAGGATGGAATACAGATAGCATAGTCATAGTTTTCTCCTTGTTAAATTGTTAGACCGTATCTACGCATCTCGTGTCCCTTTTTAGGCGACACATATATACATATCATGTTAGAATGAAATTCTACCCATGTCTCCTTCGGCTTGACTTGCCATGTGGTCTGCCCAATGTACAATGTATGGAAGGCTGGTCTTCATAGCATATGGAGAATAATTTCTCAAATAACTATGAGTTCCCTCATCATACATACCATCGGACAATTTAATCGCAAGCCATTCCTTTTCAGTAATTGTTATGCCATACTTTTGTAGCATCATAAGACCCCGTTCTGGTGGCTTGAAATATTGAATGTTCTTGTTCTGAACATAATATTCATTACGCTTCTTTTGCCAATCATCACTATCAACATAATATGGGCCATCTTCGGTACCCAACTTACCAAGGTCGTGCATCATAGCAGAAAAAATAAGTTCTTGTTTGGTAAAATCAATTGTTCCACCAGCTTCCTTATACAACGGAGCTAGCTTGATTGCGTTATCAATGACCCTAAGAACGTGGTCAAGATAACCGCCGGGAAAACAATTGTGAAAATATGTCTTACCACTAGCTGGTGCTGAAATTAGTTCACTGTGTAAAACTTCAAATAACTTCTTAATTTCTTCACAGCGACTGTCTTGTTCTACAAACTCCATGAGTCGTTCGTAATTTTTTGTAACCTTTTCTTCAATGTCTAAAGTGAACATGAAACCTCATCGTATAATTTATCTAAATTAAAATGCTTCATCCTTGACTTAGCAAAGATTTCAAACATGCTTGGTGCGTATGGTTGTTTATTTAAAATAAAACCTATTTGTTCTAATGTCAAGTCCGCTTTTTTATGATTACAACTAGAACAACTTGTCACCATATTTTCCCAAGTATTTAATCCACCTCGTTTTCTTGGTATCACATGGTCACGAGTTAATTCTTCTCTGGAAGAGAAATCACTTGGACCACGACCACAATATTGACATTGGTGGTCATCTCTAATAAATAAATTTCTTTTGTTTAGGATTGCTCTTCTTGAATAAAGTTTTCTAGTCTTGATATACTCTTTAAGAGCAATAGTAGATGGGAGTTTAAACTCAACCGATGGTGACCTGACCTTATAATCATAACTTTGTAGAACCGTAGCTTTGTCCTGTAAACACAAAATTAGTGCGCGGCGAGAAGGAACTATAGCCAGTGGTTCAAATGTTGAATTTAAAACAATACAGTTTGAATTGTACATAACCTATTTTTGAGTTTCTGTTATTAATTTATCAATATGAATTTCTTTTATTAAATCACTACATTCTTTTGCTAATTCATATAGTTCTGCTTCTATAAATCTTTCCTGCAATTCTTCCAGAGTTTCTATAAACTCTTTTGATTCTATCCCACCAACAATTGGAGTTCCTTTGATACGATAAAATCTAGCTCTGTTTTCTTTTTTTCTTACTGCTTGTCTTATCTTTTTTAGATAGTAGTAATTTACTAGTCTTGGTTCCTCGTTTTGAAACAGGTTTAGTTTTCTTACTAGGTTGTTTGGTATTTCTAACATCTTCTTCTCCGACTATTTCTTGTCCGAAACTGTAGATTTTTCCATCTGGTGCTTTATATTTCTTTTTTAGATTCCAACCTTGTACATAATTTACTCTTTCTTTTTCTAACTCAAGTTCCTCCCAATAAATCATTCTACCATAACAATCACCACAAATTAACTCTTCTACATCAGAGTTGCTCATGACACTTGCAGTTTTACATATACAACACCAAATTTCTTCCTTGGTGTGAATTCTATGTTTTCTTCCTCTTTTTCTGCGCATATAACCCAATCTGATATTTTTGTCGTACAAGACGAGTACTATACTGTTTGTTTAATTTGTTAGACATATTAGACCCGAAAGAGCCTTCTTCTTTGTCCCAACGATTTTGGAACTGTCTAATCTTTTTTTTACAATAGATAAAATCTTCCATAGAATGACAATCATTAATGATATATGATATAATGTCATATTCACGAATAATTTCATCTACATCAGTATTTTTTGAAAAGCCAGTTAAAAATTTTTTAATAATACTTAACATTTTAGTATCCTCCAATTGATACTAAAACTAGTATCAAAAAAAATTAATTTGTCTTTGGCTTGCGGCCGCGTGTAGAAGCCTTCTTTGGCTTTGGTGTTTCAATAACCACAGGAACCTGTTTTAAACAAGTACAAAACTTCTTTCCACAACCACATGTTTTTGTTCTAGACTTACTCCAAAAAAGTAATCCACCAACAACAATTAACAACAACAAAATACTCATAAGAGTTCTCCTATTAAAACTTAATGTTATATATAAATATTACCCATTTAATTCTTCTGGTACAACTTCACGCAATTTACTAGTTGTTACATAAATTGCATTATTGGTATCGTAATCTCTAGTAAAATAAACTCGTTGATTAATTGTAACAGATAGCTTTTCTAAATTTTCTTTAGTCTGTTCATTTAATTCTAAATCACCAAACCAAATTTTACCAAATTCTCGTGTCATAATAGAAACATTTCTATATGCATTTCTGTTATGATGCTCCATGTAATTATATGGACCCAACAATTTTACTGCTAAATTAACAGCTGGTTCTACATCCTCTTCTCTAAAAAACATAACTAATTCTCCTTGAATCTTCCTTCACGACCTTCCATAAATAATGTTTTGGGGTCGTCTGCTTTGTTTAAAAAAATTAAATAACAATTATTACACATACATCTTGTTTCTTTTAATTCAGTTCTACGTTTTCCCATTTTACCACATTCTTCACATATGCTTGAAGATAATCTTTCAACCTTCCACAATATTCCTTCTATAGCGTGAAGGTCAAATTTATCTTCAGCAGTAGCATACATGTGCAACATGCCATAACACCGTTTTGCGTTACATATTCGTGCATTAGGAAAATAAGAAACAACTCTAAACGCTTCATCTAATAAATTTTGCCAGCCAGCTCCAAATCGTTTTTTTATACTATCCTCTTCATATGGAGCATCATACCAATATTTGTATCTGTTATAATGTTTCTTTGCCATCTTCCATATCGTCATCATCATCTTCTTCTTCGTCCATTCCAAGAAAAAGATCTCTTAATTGATTAATATCACCATCAGTTAAATTATAATCATTTTTATTCATTTTTTCAGCTATATCTTCGGCTGAAAATCCTCCAAATATTTTGTTACCATCTCGTACCATCTTGAATGAATTTTCATAAAGAGCTTGTGTAAGTTCTTGAACTGTTTCACTAAGATTTTCTGCTACCACAGATAAATCCAAAACATATTTGGACAAAGTGGTATAGTGGTTCATTTGCTCTTTGTTTAAAGTATAAATTTCTCTAATTGCAGTATTAATGTTATTTAATTGACCGAGGGCAGCTGCAACAGCAATTAATGTGAATAAGGTCACCAAACACAAGATGGTTGATACTACCGTGAGCGCAATGATCATATATCCTTTTGGTTGAAGTAATATATAAATTTAATAGATATAATTTATTTGTCAAGTCATTTTTTATCAACCAAATAAATCATTTCTAAATTTAGCTTTGTAAGTTGTGCACTCTGAGAATTATTGATTTCTATTTGCTTATAGTATTTGTGACGATAATCTTCTAGTTCATCACGCAATAGTTTGTAGTCTTTTTTAAGTTCTTCGTTTTGACATCTGAGAACATCTACTGTTTTTTTGATCTCGTCAAATGCTTTGAGAATGAGTTCTGAATCTTCCTTTGTTTCTTTTTTAGTTTCTAGTTTGGCTGAAACTATAGCAGCAACTACCGTAAAAACAAGAGCTATGATTCCTCTTTCGTCAAGGAAAAATTCTGGTAAAAATTCCATTATACTTTCACTGGTTAAGATTTGTTATCTGTAACCAAATTAGAGTCGGAATAGAGACGCCTTTATAATATGGAAGGCTGATCCAGATAATGCTGTTACCATCCCATTGTAAATGATATCATGATTTAAAACTGTCATACCAATAAATAAACCAAACATGAATGGTATTGTATTTGTTGGTTTAAATAATAATTTTTTAATAGCTACCACTTTCGAAACTCCATTATACGTATGGTTCAACCTCGTCTTCTAGTAACTCCACACTAAATATACCATCTTCATATACTAGTTCGGTTGAATCTAAGGCTTGTTCAACATATGCAACAGCGTCGCTTTCATCTTCACCATAAGCCACGACGAATACTGGAACTATAAATTTTTCTAAATCGGTTTTCATGTCATACCTTTCCTATAAAATTTAGATATAAATAGTATCAATTCCACCCATGAACATCAAATGGTTCTGAATTATCATGTTTTTCTAGGGCGTCTAATAACTGTGGAATTAATATTGAACGAGTAAAAACTGCTAAGTCATAATATTTTCTGGAATTGTTTGAGAATGGGTTTTCCAAATCATATTTTGTATGAAAAATTAAATCATCCAAGAATTCTTTTGTTCTATGAATTTTATATTGAATGGTTCCATGATAATGATCCATTATGGAGATGAGAAAAGCTTGTGCCTCATCATTGTTCATATCATCATGTAAAGAAAATGTTATCTTTTCTAAGTTCTTCATAGAAATTATTCTTTTTGTTAAGTTTTATTTTTCTTATCAAAGAAGTTGACCCAATGCTAGCTAGTCCCAATAATGTTATTATCCATAGTTTCTTCATCATTCCCCCCATTCTCTCTTATGATGATTGTTAAATTATCTTTACCTTTTATAACCCTATGCCAACTTTCTTTTGGAATAATATACTGTTTTCCCTTCTCTAAGTCAATTGGCAATTTATTTTCAAATTGTAACTTCCATCCACTATTTTCTAATGGAACAATTACTCTATCATGTTCATCAACATGCCATTCTAATTCCATTTCATCTATGGTTTTTAAAAACTTTCTAACTATATAATCATTTTTCTTTTTTTCTTTATAGGGGGTTGACATTACCAATATCTCCCAGAACCACTAAGTCCTAGTTGTTTTGCGTAACGGGGTAGAGCACATGACCAATATCCAGCAGTTGTCTTATCTGTTTTGGATGGACAATTGTGTCTATCGGAAAATGCTTTTCTAGCTTTAGGGTCACGCAATTTAACGGCTAAATTACCGCCACCAGCTTTTGCTCCAAAAGCAACTTTTCTTATATTTTTGGATTTTGGGTCACGAACATACACATAAAATTTTTTAGACCCTCCACGTTTTGGACTATTGAGTTTTACGCTTTTTCCACGATATTCTGCCTCATCAACAGATTCCTGTTCTCTCATTGGACAATCAAGGGGGACCAATTGTCCTTCAAATTCAGCAAACTCTCCCAAATCACTTTCTAAGAACCATTTGTCACTTTCCGATAAGCAAAGATTAAATCCATTTTTATATATTTCTCTTGCTTCTCTAAACAATCTGAAATATTCATCTGAACCCATACGATATACATTTTCCGAAAGTGGTATTTCCTGTGACATGTGGTATCGTATACCTTCATGAATGGATGTATCACTAACTATAATTTCTTTTACTGACCTCCAGCCACCACCAGCTTTTTTATACATTTTGGCTGCCCATCCATTTGCATATGCACTTGGATAAACATCAAATTTTTCTTTTGCTTTACTTTTCCAATAAGCCCATTTTGATGGTTGGGTAGGAACATTTTTTTCCATAAAAAGATTTAATTTTTCATTTAAATGTTCCATTTTATCCATTTTTGTCTCCGATACACTTTTACTTTTAGTAGATTTCCCACTCTGTCTAGCTTTTCTACCTGCACAATGTGCTTTTTGAGAAAAACCCTTTGGATTGTTACAATCAATACTTTTTTTATATTTTTTTGACCACTTTTCGTTTAACATATCAATTTGGTGGGTTATATTTTTTATCTTGACCTTTTTTGTCCCAAGAAACTCTAACTGGTGCTTTACCCTTTGCACCAGAACCTTTCTTTCCACGACCTGCTTTTTGTTGTGCATCCTTTTTTCTACGAACAAAAGATGCTATACCTTTCTTACCTAATTTTTTTGCAGCTGCTTTAGAAAGACATGCAGCATATCCTTCACCTTCTTTTCCGGCGCCACATTTTCCTATTCTTTTACCCTTTGAGTTATAGCGATCCCATCCACCACCACCTTTACCACCCCAAGATCCAGAACCAAACCATTTTCTTAAATCTTCATTTATTTCTGTTTCTACAACATTTCCACAGAAAACACAGGAATGTTCTTCCATCTTTTTTAATTTTGTATAATATTCTGGATCTTCTACCAAATGATCCATTGCAATCTCTGCTGCTAGAGACTTATCATCAGTGTGTTCCAATTCAACCTTTATTCCCATTTTGAGTTGGTCTTTAATTTGTTGATTAGATACACCATGTTTTTTAGCAATATCACTCAATGACATTTTGTCTGCTAGTCCGCCTGGAACCTTATCTTCTCCCATGTGTTTGCTCATTTCTATAGCCCTCAATTGTTTTTTAGCAGCAGATAGTGTATCATGTGTTCCCAATCTTTTACCACCCTTCTTAGGATACACAATATATTTATTTCCTATCTTTTTTATAGTTTCTTCAAGCATAGTACTCCTAGTACTAATGTATATCTGTCCGGGGTACAGCTAGAATATAAAGGTCTTTTTTAATCTTGTCAAGCCCCTATCTACCCTGACCCCTATATCTTTTTGGTTTATTTTCTTTAGGGCCAAACTTCTTCTTGGCTCTTCCACGGACAGTTTCTTTACTGAAGTTAATCTTTCTTCCACGATTTGCCGCAGAATTCTTTTTTGGTTTAGCCATAATGGTTCTCGAAAACAAATTGTTGTAGACGACATAACCATTTAACTATAAGTATTGACAATGTGTGTTTGACCGACTATATTT